AATCACATTCACAATTTCTTCCCAGTCAAGGGGGCGGCAATCACGGGAGAAATAACAATCGGGGAATGGCTTTTTGACACGCACATAGATGCAGCGACAGACGCCGAAGACCTACGTTATTCTGGCACCGCGATTCGCCTCCCGCTACAGGACGGGCAATATTATTTAATTAGCGGCTCCGTATTTAATGACGGGGTTTATCAGTATCACAAAGGCGATGCTGCCCCGTTACAGGAGGAGACATTTGACGGTGTAGTGGTTCCACTGGCTATCCCTAAACCGTTTTTATCACTGGTGGACGAAATCAGCGAGTGGCAGGCGAAAAACGGCAATTTAGGGGCGTATCAGTCTGAGTCATTTGGCGGCTACTCGTACAGTAGGGCAACAAACAGTAAAGGCGAGACTTACACATGGCAGGATGCCTTTAGGGCACGTTTGAATCCGTGGAGGAAAATGGCATGAGTTTAATCAATGAATTTTTACAAGATTGCATACTCATGGATAAAAAGCGCACTTCCGACGGTGAGGGTGGATTTATCACCGAATGGGTAGAAGGCGCAGAAATACAGGCGGCCATTGTCCGCGACACCTCCATGTCTGCCAGAGTGGCGGAAAAAGAGGGTGTAACAGCAACATATACAATCACTACAGCTAAAACAGTAAAGCTAGGCTATCATGATGTATTAAAAACAAAAGACGGAAAGATTTTTAGAGTTACATCAAATGCGGGAGAAAAAGAAACCCCTGCGTCGTCTAATTTAGACATAGCACAGGTCATGGCGGAGAAGTGGGAGTTAACGTCATGACCCCGACAGCGGCACTGTATCAATTTTGGTCATCCTTCGGCATAACTGCATATCCGTCTAACAGGGTGCCGGAAGATACCGCCTTCCCTTTTGTCACATATGAGCCGATTATAGCAAACTGGTGGACAGGCGCGGCCGCCGCTAGTACTGTAAACATTTGGTATCACACAGAATCTGAGGCAGTCCCAAACAAAAAAGCAAAAGAAATCAGTGACAGATTGCAAGGAGGCACTACGGTAAAATGCGATGATGGATTTATTTTCCTGTCGCAGGACCAGCCGTGGACTCCTTTGGTCGATGAGGCCGACTCGTCAATAGTACGCAGATACACAGTAATAACTATGCAATTTATAACTATTTAACGAGGTGAGCAAATGAAGTATACACAGGTACCTTCTGACCTTTTTAAAAAAATACAGATTAACGCTGGTATTATTGTATCAGCTTTTGAGCCAGAAACGGGCGCCATAACAGCAACTAACATCCTCATGGCAACCAGCGGTGGTTGTAGCTTTAGCGCAGAACCATCCTTTACGGATTTCGGGGAAGATATTGACAACGTACCCAAAAACACAATGGAACTCAAAGAAATCGAATCTATTGAAGTAAAATTATCAGGTACAGCCGTTACTATGGATACCACACAGGCTAAAAGTTTTATGGCGGCGGCAGACGTGGCAGGAAACAAGGTGACGCCAAGAACGGATTTAAAGACAGAAGATTTTAAGGACATTTGGTGGATTGGCGACTATTCGGACGAAAATTCCGGAGATTCCGCCGGATTTATTGCGATCAAAATTATGAATGCGCTCTCAACAGGCGGTTTTAAGATTAAATCAGATGATAAATCCAAAGGAAATTTTGATTTTGAATACACAGGGCACTACAGCATTAAGAACGCAGAGACAGTACCTTACGAGGTCTATATCAAAACAGGCGAAGCGGCGTAGGAGGTAAAGCATGAAATTATCAGAATTAACAGCAGAACAGGGTTTAGAAGCGATTGCGAATTCTCTTGAGCATATCGGAAACATTGCAGACGATGATGACGCGCTTAAGCTGTGTCAGGAACTTGTGCCGCGGGAAGGTGAGAAATACATCAAAGTCTTTGCCAGGGGCGCTAAAACAGCCCCTAGACTGTTAAAAACACACAAAGATGACGTAATCGGAATCTTAGCGGCGTTTGAATTACAGACAGTTGAGGAATACAAGAAAACGCACAAATTAATGGATGTTATCAAGGGTATGGTTGACCTCGTCAATGAGCCGGAGGTACGTCAGCTTTTTTTCTCAGCGCCAACAGGCGAAACCGGCGAACACTCTGGCGATGTGCAGGAGAATACAGAGGCAACAGCGTAAAAGGCTTCTTGTTGTATGTCAAGGCTAAGATTTTAGACGATACAGAGGAATTAATTTACAAGCGATACATGGCCGATGGGCTGAAATATGTAACCGAAAGCATTTCGCAGGCATTCGGTGGGAAATATCTCTATGTATCATTTTTTGATTTAATTAATAGCGATAAAAAGCAAACAGCAACAAAGACTGGCGAAGAAATAGCCGCGGACGTCATTAAAAAAGCCGGATTGGTGGTGGAATAATTGAATGTAATGGAGTTGTTTGTCACTCTGGCAATCAAAGACACCGCATATAAGCAGGGGCTGAAAGACGCAGAAGGTAACGCCAGCTCGTCCACATCAAAAATCGGCGGGGCATTTAAATCGGTCGGGAAAGTAGCTAAAACAGCCATGGCGGCTGGCTCTGCCGCCGCCGTTGCATTTACAAAAACGTCAACAGATGCCGGGATGAGTTTCGACAGCGCAATGTCTCAGGTAGCGGCTACCATGGGAACAACCGTAGATAAAATAGGGGATGTCAAAGCCAAGGCTGAAGAAATGGGGCGTACAACAAAGTACACAGCAACAGAAGCAGCGGAAGGAATGAACATTCTTGCCCAGGCTGGCTTGTCGGCGGATGAGCAGATTAGTGGCATCGGGACAGTACTTAACCTTGCTTCTGCCGGTGCTATGAGTCTGGAAGAATCGGCATCATATACTGCCGGAGCTGTAAAAGGCTTTGGTGACTCGATGAGTAACGCATCTTACTATGCCGATTTGATGGCAAAAGGTGCTACTCTTGCCAATACGGATGTAAGAGGACTCGGAGAGGCTTTTTCCGGTTCTGCTGCTACAGCAAAAAACTACGGTCAAGCGGCGGACAGTGTCACGCTTTCCCTGCTCCGCTTAGCGGAACAGAACGTAACAGGCTCTGAGGCATCTACGGCGTTAAATAGGGCAATGGCAGACCTATATACTCCGACTGATGATGCATCAAAAGCTTTAGATCAGTTAGGTGTATCAGCCTACAAAGCCAACGGAGATGCAAAGGATTTTAATGATCTCGTAGACGAACTAAATGGCTCTTTGCAGGGCATGACAGCGGAGCAAAAAAACAATGCCCTTGCAACGATTTTTACAACGCAAGGCTTACAGGCATTTAACAAAATGACTGCCTCAAGTGATGCGACTGTGCAAAAATTTTGGAAAGGAATACAGGATTCTTCCGGCTCTGCGGCGCAACAGGCGGCTACACAGCTAGACAATCTAAAAGGCGACATAACCTTGCTATCTAGTGCTACAGAGGGCTTAGAACTGGGTTTTTACAATACTTTTTCGGGCACTATCCGTGGCGCCATCAAAGGTGTAACAAGCGAGGTTAGTGGATTAGCTGAGGCGATGGAATCCGGCGGCATAAGTGGCGCCCTTTCTAAGCTGGCGCAAGATGCGATCAACTTTAGTGGTCAGTTGCCGGGGCTGACAAAAATCGGCGGTGACCTCATAAACGGGTTGATTTCGAGCGTTACTCAAAATTCTGGCAGTATTACAACTGCTGTCGGCCAGCTGTTAAATAATCTTGCCTCTACGATTTCCACGGGGCTAAATGTATTTACATCGGTCGGAGTTAATTTGTTAACGACTATCGCTAGCGGCTTGACTCAGGGCATCCCAACTTTTTTGGGGCAGGCGCTTCCGATGTTAACGCAATTCACGGAGTCACTGAGGAGCAATGCAGGAACCTTGATAAATGCGGGCTTGACGCTTCTCCAGAATCTTGCACAAGGGTTAATTAATTCCATACCTGTACTGATTGCATATGTGCCTACAATCATAACGAATTTAGCTGGTATTATTAACGACAATGCACCGAAAATCCTCGCAACGGGAATAACAATCATAACGAATTTAGCAATGGGATTAGTTCGTGCTATTCCGTTATTGATTGCCAATTTGCCGAAAATTATCACAGCCATCGTAAGTGTGTTTACGGCATTCAACTGGCTGTCGCTTGGCAAAAACATTGTTACCGGCATAATCAAAGGAATCAAAAATCTTCCCTCTCTTTTAAAGGCTTCCGCTAAAAGTGCTGTAAACGGATTCAAGGGGGCATTTAAGGGAAATGGTATTTTATCGGCTGTAAAGGGAGCATTTACTAAGATACCATCAGCTGTTAAAAGCATATTTACTAAGGCAGTATCCCTTGTAAAAAGCTTCCCTGGACGATTTAAGAGCGCTTTGAAGTTTAGCTGGTCTCTTCCACACCTAAACCTACCACACCTGAGTGTTTCCGGCGGAAAGGCTCCATTCGGAATCGGCGGCAAAGGCTCTCTGCCATCATTCCACATTAGCTGGTATAAAAAGGCTATGGAAAGTCCATATGTATTTTCTGATGCCACATTGTTTGGAGCAGGAGAATCGGGAGACGAGATGCTGTACGGTCGTAGCAGATTAATGAGCGACATCAAAGAGGCAACACAGGGAACGAAAAACGATGTAACTATTAACGTAACTGTAAACGGTGCAGATAACCCAGAAGAATGGGGAAGAAGAATGGCAAGTGAGCTTAGAAGGCAGGTGAAAATGGCATAATGGCAAAGAAAAAGAAAAAGTCTGCTGCTCCCAGCGGTCTGTCTATATCGAGAGACAATTTAAAATTTACAATATCTTGGAAAATACCGGTGAAAAAATATGAGGATGGACAGTGGCTATGGTATCGTCTACATACAAAAAACGCCGGTGCTTCTAAATGGGATTGGACAAAGTGGAAGAAAATAAATGTGGGAAAATCAGCAACTAAAAAAACGGTAGCACTTAATGCAAAAAATTATTATCCTGTCTCATCAAAATTATTAAACGCGATAGAATTTAAGGTAAAGGGCAAGACAAAAAGCGATAAAAAGCATACCTATACAGCCGCACATTCCACAAAAACGTTTGCTATTCATGCGCCAAATGCCCCTTCTGTTTCTTATTCTCTTGATGATGCCGACGCAAATAAAGGTACTTTTACCTGGAGTACCTCATACGAGGCGAATGATGCAAGGCATTTTGCAAGGACACAGGTACAGACCGCATTAATGACAAACTATAAGGGCGCCATTGCAAACGCTCGCTTTGCCAATGCATCCTACACAGGAGCGTCTGGTACATGGGCGATAACAGAGGATGGCTCTCCAACGCAGAACAAGACGTTTTGTCGTATTGTAAGGGTAAAATCGAGAGGATGCGCCGGAGATTCTGGTTGGAGCTATGCGCATCATTATTACAGTATCCCAGAGCGTCCAAACATACAGAGTACAGGGAGTAAAGAGATAGGCTCCTCTAGCCGCTATGTATGGGCAAACTGGGTGCAGGCATCGCCACGGGACCGCCCTGTGGATTCTATGGAGTTACAATACGCCATAGACACGCCAGAAAGCGGAGAGAGGTATACTGGCACATCGTGGAGTACAGGAGTAACTGTTGCGTACCATGATTATACGGTGTCAGCAGATTTTAACACGGACGACGGCATAGCGGAAGACCAGATCATGTGGACAAGGGTGCAAAGTACGCACGATAAAAAACATGCGTATTCCGAGCCACGAGTAGCGGCACGAGGGGCTTTAAAATCCCCGTCATTTGATACGGTATCGGCAACGGGAACAACGCTTACCATCAATAGCGTTGAGCGAAATACAGAGGTTCCTGACGCCAAAACAGCAATCTGGATGAAAATAGACAACGAGGAAAAAGGCATTATTGCGGTCACCGACAAAGAGGGTACAATCACAGTTACGTGTCCGGACGTTTCCGGCGGCGCTGAATACCAGATTGCCCTCAAGAATTTTACCGGAACTTCCACACCTCAAAATGGAGCGACTGGCACTATCTACAAACTTAGCCCTCTCATGCAGTCTGGGTGGATTTATTCGGAAACAAGAAAGATTGCAGTCCCGCCGAAAAATATAACTGCAATGGCGGTGGCATCTGATACCGTGGAACTAACATGGGATTGGTCGTGGAAAAATGCGGATGCGGCTACCGTTGCGTGGGCAGATCACGAGGATGCATGGATTAGTACGGAAGCCCCAACTACTTATGACGTGGAGGACAGGGAAACAACGTGGCATATCGGGTCCCTGGAATCGGCAAAAACATATTATTTCCGCGTAAGATTGCGGGATACGTCCGGGGATGAGGAAGTGTTATCTCCTTGGTCTGATACAGTTTCCGTATCTCTGAGTGAGACCCCAACAACTCCTACGCTTGCAACGACAGAAAATTATCTTTCCCTGGACGATACAGTTATTTGCAGTGTCGGCTACACCGGAAACAGCAAAGCGAGCATAAAAATAGCGGAAGCGGTTAATGATGAGCCAGTTAAAGGCAAAGATGGAAACGTCGTTGTTTTAATGATGTCTTCCGGCATGGAGACATTATCGGAAACTATTGAAAACATTAATAAAATCTATACTGCAAGTGGTCTTTTGAGCAATCTGTGGAATGTAGGAGAAATCCATTATTTAAAAGCAATGGTTACAGCACAGGGAGGCAAGGAAGGTGCATGGTCAGATTCTGTGGCTGTTGAAATTGTTGCAAAACCTGCGATAGACAGCGTTGCAACAAATCTTGTTTCGGAATCAACTGCATATAATCCTAGTGATGTTACCACGGAAACAAGCGACCAGGCAGTACCAGAATCATCGGAAGGCACAACAAACTATTTAGAGCAGCTACCGCTAACAATAGTCCCTTCCTTCGGGAATTCTTCTGGCACAGCAAAAGTGACGATTGTCAGGGACGAGGACTATTATATTCTCCGCCCGGACGGATTAAAGGAACAACATTTTTCCAATGAAATTATTGCTAGTTTTACTGGTAGCGAAACAGACAGCTACGCTATTGACTTGAGCGACCTGATCGGGCAGATGGATGACGGTGCAAGGTATAGCATACAGATTGCATTTACAGATATTTATGACCATGTGGCAGAAAAAAAGATACCGTTTGTTGTGCGGTGGAAACATCAGCCGGAAGTACCATCGGCTGTTGTAAACATTATTGAGGATAATAAAACAGCAAGCGTTGTTGTTAGTAAGCCAAGTACATATGTTGATGGAGATACATTTAATTTGTATAGAATGAGCGTAGATAGACCAGAACTGATTCTGGAGGACGGAACATACGGTCAAAAATATATCGACCCATACCCTGCATTAAATGAGCATGGCGGAATACTAGTTGTAAATAAAACTGCCAACGGTGACTATATAACGTCAGACAACTCGTTTGCGTGGTTGTATAGCGATTTTTCTATCGAATATAAAAAGGCAATCATTGATTTTGATGGGGAATCTGTCGAAATACAATACAACATTGATTGCGACAATTCATGGGATAAGGATTTCGAGAGGACGATTTATCTCGGTGGCTCCATACAAGGTGACTGGAACCCTGCAGTCACTCGTGATTTAAAAATTGATGCAGTAAGTATCTCGCTGACAGAACCAACAATGATTGAGCAGATGAGGCGGCTCGCAACGTATCCCGGAATATGTCACGTTAGAACACCGGATGGCTCATCTTTTTCCTGTGATATACAGGTGTCGGAGAAAAAAGACCACGATAATAAAGCGCGGACAGATTTCTCGCTAACGATTAAAAAAGTAGATTCGGAAGAGCTGGATGCCGTAACCGAAGAACAATGGAGCGCAGAGCATCCTGATGAGGTGGCGTGATGGATTGGAGCAAAGGATTTTCGGCAAGATATATTTTAACGACGGTTGACCCCAAGACGTGGACAGACCGTCAAGAGTTTGAATTTACTGAGGGAAGTATTGACCGGGACAGCACGTCAGATTTAAGGGAATCTGCCTCCGTCACAATGACAGAAAAGATAACAGATAGTGAGTGCTGGGTACGCATTTACCTGCAAGCTAAACAGGGAGGGTCAGGAGCAAAAGTAGCACTATTTACTGGCCTGACCGCCTTTCCGGAAAGAAAGCTTGATGGTGTGAGAGAGACTTACAATATTGACTGCTATTCCGTTCTCAAGCCGGCAGATGATGTGATTCTGCCGCGTGGTTATTATGCACCAGCCGGTAGCGGAGCAAAACAGATTAAAAATCTGCTTAATGATTGCATCCCTGCCCCTGTGTATGTCGAGGGAACATCGCCTATTACCACGGATAACATCGTTGCGGAAGATGGGGAAACAAGGCTCACAATGGCACTGCATATTTTAGATGCCATCGGCTGGCGGATGCGAATACTTGGCGATGGAAGTATTGTTATCTGTGCAAATGATAATAATAGCAGCCTTACAGTGGGGATTAACACAAACGACATCATGGAGTGTGACGTAACAGACACATTTAATTGGTACGACACACCAAACTGTTTTATGGCAATACATGACGATTACGGTGCGGCCATTGCGCGGGACGACAGTCCGGACAGTTATTTATCAACCGTTAGTCGGGGCAGAGAGGTGTGGAAATCGGAAACAGGCGTTGAATTATCCTCTGGGGAAAACATAGCGGCTTATGCCGTTAGAAAACTAAAAGAATTGCAGAACCCTGCCAGAACGATACAGTACAGCCGGCGATTTTTCGAGAACGTTCTTTTAGGTGATGTGGTTTTCCTAAATTATCCGCGGCATAACCTTACCGGAAAATTTAGAATAATATCACAAACCTTGTCGCTTGAACATGGATGCCGGACAAAGGAAGAGGTAGAAAGCATTGAATGATTTCGTAAAAGAGATTGCCTTGGCAATGAAAGAAAGCAAAACAAAGCCTTACGACACGGTTGCAAAAGTCCTTCGCGTTGACGAAAAAACGGCATATGTCCACATTGACGGTGGAGCAGATGAAACCCCCGCACAGATGGCGATTAATTGCAAGACAGGTGACACAGTAAAAATCCGTGTCAGCGGCGGAAAAGCATGGTTAACAGGAAACATTACAGCACCACCTACAGATGACTCTGTTGCAATTAAAGCGAATAAGACAGCTACTAAGGTAAAGAAATCCTACGAGAACTTTAAAGATGTTACTGAGGAAAACTTTAGCAGTCAGGAAGACAAGATATCAGAGGCTGCTAAAGTTGCAACTAACTTCATGAAATATATCGAAGGGCTTGGATTAGTTGTCGGTGATATGCAAGGAAATACGCTTAGACAGAACGTGTTACTTGACGCGAATGGAATGTGTGTACGCAACAATAACAACGAAATTGTACGATTTGGAATTACAGATATTAAGATAGTAAATGAAGATGGAGACCCTATTTATAGTGGTACTGGTTCCGTTGTAAAGTCACAAAACAACATTGTTGTATCAACACAGCAAACAAAAGATGCAAGCAATACTAATGTCGGTGGTAAAGCTGCGCTTGAATTATATTATGATAGTGCAAAGGACAAAGTTGGTCTCTCGTTATCTGTAAAAAGCGGAACGTCCTATACTGATTTGTACGAAAGCATTGGAAATGGGATATATGCTGATAACTCTAATACAAAGATTGTGTCTTCAGACGTAATAAAGTTGGATGCAGGGAGAATATATTTATCTACCTCTTTAGGGACTTGGAGACCCTATTTTTGTGCTGGCGATTCGATCAGTGCAGCTTTTGGTACTGCTGGATATATTACGAATTCCGGCAAGGATGTCATTTTTATAATTCCATTATCAAAACCAATGGTTGGGAACCCAACGATAACAGTAACAAGTGTGGAAGGACTTATGGTCCGACAAAATAATAAGTATTTGTACGGTGGCTCGTCAACAAAATATGTCAAACCTAGCAAATATGCCATACGCTCAACGCTTAGCGGAGGCTGCATCCATGTATTTGCAACAATGCCAAATACTACAGATGTTACAAACAATAGTCCTTGCGGCATCTATGCTAATATTAAGATAACATTCTCATAGGAGGAATAAAATTGGCTTTAAAAAAAGAAATCCGTCAAAGTGATGGTGTAGTTACTAATTATCACAGAATCTTATATATTCAGTCTACAATCAACAGTCATGATTCAATAGCTGTAGTGTCTTATGTAGATGAGATTGGCAGAGCTATGGAAAACAACGGTGACAGACCGTATAGAGCCGCTGTTACATATGAGAAAGAATATGAAGAGAATATGACTATTGAAGATGCTTATAAGTATCTCAAAACACTTCCAGATTACGAAGATGCAGAGGATATCTGATACGATTTATGCATAAGGAGGCGAAAGCATGATAGCTAGTGGAACAATAATTATTGATGGACAGACATACCACAAAGGAGATGTTATACACGATTTAGGCGGCTGGGATTGCATAGATACGGACGGAAGCAAGCGATATTACTGGGGAAAGTCTTCTGAAGTAGATAAATTGCCTCATTATGTTGCAAGTGGTTCGACGGCGTTATGTGTAGACACAGGGGAATTATATGGCTTTTATTCCCCTGATAGCAAGTGGTTTTTGCTTTAGGAGGGTGTAGAGCATGAGAAAAAGTGGTTTAACGGGAGACGAGGCGTATGTACTCTCGAAACGTAGGGGAACATCAGGAGACCTTGGTCCACTAAAGAAAGAACTTAGTTTGCTAAAGGAAGATTTATCCAACAAAATTACAAAGTTCTATGCATCGAATCAGGGTGAAACTCATCTTGCCGATTCTGACAATGGCAAAATTCAAGATATGATGATATATGGCAAATCATCACAGGATGGAACACCCTCACCAGAGAACCCAGTTGAGATTAAGAGCGTGGTGAATCCGACAGTGAAGGTGTCAAACGAAGATGGAACAAAATCTCAGACTGTCACTCTCCTATACACCCTCAATGCCATTCCAGTAAGTTCAGATGGTAACGTCACAATTGATGGTCAGCAATATGTTGCGGATTATGTGGATGTGGAACGAGGGAAGTTGGTGAGGATGTGTAAAGAAAAAGTTTTCGATGGAACTGAAAAATGGCGTAGTGAATTGTCATATATGGTTGCAGACATACCAAACTTTAGTTACGTTGATAACAATAATCATGAACACATGACATATCTTCTTTGCAACAAATATAAAGTGTCAAAAACTATTGGCGATAATGATAACTTGATTTTTATAAGAATAAACGGCGATGGTGTGGTTATAAAAGATACTTTGCATCAATCAACTGTTGATGATTGGAAAAAATACCTTAATGATAATCCATGCATTGTGCATTGTCTTTCGGCAATTCCCGAAGAAATTAGCCTCACCACAGAAGAAATCATTGCATTTAAAGCACTTGCAACATATTATCCGACTACAAACATCAGCGTCAATTCAGAACAGTTGGACGGATATACAGTATTTAATTATCCGATTAGCATGGCTAATGGATGGAACTATGTAAAACAACAGTTAAACGACAACCGAGATTACATTTATGATATGGACACACAATCAGCAGAAGCCTATGTCAACAGCGAATATGCAGTAGCACTTACAGAATTGGAGGTATGATATATGCTGTATAGAACATTATTAAAACTCAAAGAAAGAAATGGTCTGACAGACGATTTAAAGAATAAGATTGATATTTTCTTTGCGACTGGCAGGATTACAGAGGAACAGTACAATGAGCTGATGGATGTTAATAAGGAAGAAGAATCGAAAGCGGAAACTAATTAACTAAAGGAAGCTTTAATTAATTTATAAAAACAAAAGAAAAATAATTTTTAAGGAGGAATGGAGATGATAGATATTATGTTGCCACTAATAACTTGTATTTTTGTAGTTTTTGATTTGGCTAGTGGCGGAGTAGCCGCCTGCGCTAACCACAAGTGGAAATCCTCAGAAATGAGAAAAGGATTGTATCACAAATTTGGCTCCATTATGCTTGTGGTGCTTGCGTACCTTATCGACTACGCTCAGAAATATGTAGACTTAGGCTTTCAGGTGCCTATTGCCGCAGGAGTTTGTGTATACATCATTTTGATGGAGCTTGGCTCTATCGTGGAAAACATCGGCAAAATTAACCCTGATTTGCTCCCGGACAAGGTTAGAGCGATTTTAGGACTGGACAAAACGAAATAAATTTACGTAATTTTTGCGTGTTTGAGGTGATGCAGTGAACAGAAGTTTGATTAAAAAACTCTGGAAATTAGGCGATAAACAATTTATTGATTACGCCTTGTCGTGTGCCCGTTTAACCTTGCGGGAACGCGAAACTGTACAGTACTTGCTTTTTGACGGATTAACGCAGGAGCAAGCCGCCGAGAAAATGGATATAAGCACGAGAGGATTACAGGGGCTGTGGAGTTGTGCCGTAGAAAAGATTTTGTTAGTTCCTGGCACAATTCCGTACATAAATAGCCTTTAAGAAACTAAAGATAACTAAAAATCATGCGAGAAATAAGCGCGTTACCTTCGTGGTGACACGCTTATTTTTTTGCGATAATAAAACTATAAGGAGGGCAAAAAATGTATCAATATTGGAATCCTAACCCAGCGGCGGCAAAAGTGGGAGATTGTACCGTGCGTGCTATCTCAAAGGCTATGGGTCAGACGTGGGAAGAAACATATATACAGCTTGCGCTGTATGGCTTGATGCTGTCAGATATGCCCTCGGCTAATGCAGTGTGGGGCGCATACCTCAAAGATAATGGATTTAGCCGTTATATAATTCCAGACGAATACATGACTTGTACCGTCTCAGAATTTGCAAACAACCACCCAGAAGGGGCTTATATTTTAGCACTGTCAGGGCACGTTATAGCGGTAATTGACGGCAATTACTACGATACGTGGGACAGTGGAGCGATGACACCTATCTACTACTGGAGGGAAGGAGGAAAATAAATGTTCGGTTATCCACAATATCCACAACAATATCCACAGTACTCGCAATATCCACAACCGGATTATCTCGACCAGCTCAACCGATTAAAACAACAGCAGGCGCCGCCTCAACAAATGCAACAACAATCCAATCCTGATGAGCGAATTTGGGTGCAGGGACAGGGCGCGGCAGAGGCGTATTTAGTAGCACCAAATTCTTTTGTCCGCCTGTGGGACAGTCAAGCACCGATTTTTTATGAAAAAAGAGCAGACCAGACGGGAAGACCGTTTTTAGAGGTGTTTGAATACAAGCGCAAAGGCACAGATTCGCCCACAGCGGAGCTTTCACAATCTAGCCAACCAATCAACTATGAGGAACGCTTAAACGCCCTAGAAAGGCAAATGGAGACGTTAAGAAGGAGGGTATTGAATGAATCTCAATCCAATGCAGATGATACAGCAGTTTCAACAGTTCAAACAGCAGTTCCAAGGGGACCCGAAGCAGGAAGTGCAAAACCTGCTAAATAGCGGGCAAATGAGCCAGCAACAGTACAACCAGTTGCAAGGGATGGCAACACAGTTTCAAAACCTTTTAAAGGGTTTTAAATAAATAAAAAGGAGTGATTTCATGGGATTAACAACAGACGGAATGAGTCCGGCAGATTTGGCGGCAGTCACAGGCAACAATAACGGCGCATTTGGCGAGGGTAACGGTGCTTGGTGGATTATCATTCTTTTCCTCTTTATCTTCTGTGGATGGGGAAACGGAAATGGATGGAATAACGGCGGCGGGGGCGCGGTAGATAACTATGTATTGGCTTCTGACTTTGCAACCTTACAGCGCCAGATTGATAGCGGTATTTCCTCCCTTGAGCGCAAGGGTGATGCCATCAACAGCGGTATTTGTGACGGATTTTATGCGATGAATACCTCTCTTCTCAACGGATTTGCAGGAACAAATAGCACAATCCAGCAGAACGGCTATGATACACGAAACGCAATCCAGCAGGGACAGATTGCAGATATGCAGAGTTTCAACGCTTTGCAGGCACAGTTAGCACAGTGTTGTTGTGATAACAAACAGGCTATCGCAGGTGTTAACTACAACATGGCGATGAATACTAATGCGATCCAGCAGGAAGTTACAAACGGCTTCTGCCAGACAAACTTTAACAACGCAAACAACACAAGAGACATCATTGACAACCAGAATAACAACGCTAGAGCCATCCTCGATGCTCTTACAGCACAGAGAATCGAAGCTAAGGACGCCAAGATTGCCGAGCAGAATCAGCAGTTATTTGCGGCGCAGTTAACGGCTTCTCAGGCATCACAGAACGAAACCTTAAAGGCGTATATGCAGGGTCAGTTTACTTATTACAATCCTCGACCAGTGCCGGCTTTTCCGGTTTCTGCGCCTTACCAGTATGGCAACTGCGGATGTAATACCGGTTGCGGATGCTAAAATTTTATAATTAGCAGCTTCCTGCGTTGACGGGATTGTTCGGCTTGTGCCGATGATGCTTATAGCGGCGGGGCAATCGTTCCGCCGTTTATTATTAAAAAAGGAGTGATAACGTGGCAGAATTTACTAATAGCAATATCGTAACCGTGGCAGCGGGGCAGAATTTACCGCTCACAGAGACAGCCGTAAAGTGCGGTAGCTGTATTACACACCGGGAGGGGGCAGGAATTGTGACCCTTAGAGGCCTTACAAACCAGTGCAGGGCGCGCTATAAGGTCAGCTTTGGTGCTAATATCGCCATACCTGCCGGTGGAACTGTGGCACCTATTTCTATTGCCCTGGCAATCGCCGGAGAACAATTAAATAGTGCGACAGCAATCGTAACACCTGCGGCCGTAGGCGAATATTTTAATGTATTTACGGCGGCATTTATTGACGTTCCGCGCGGGTGCTGCATAACGATCGCAGTCGAAAATACATCTACGCAGGCAGTTAATATAGCCAATAGCAATTTAATCGTCGAGAGAGTAGCGTAAAGGAGGGCAAAGAATGGAATCATTACACAAATTAAAAAAGATGATGTGTAGAGAGCTGGACGAGATTTCGAACAAAGGCGATATGAGCGCCGGGGATTTAGAAGCAGTCCACAAACTGACAGACACAATTAAAAATATCGACAAGATTATGTATTTGGAAGGCGGCAGCGAATACAGCCGCGGCGGCGACTGGAACACGTCAGAAAGATATAGCCGTGGGCGTTATCCCGACATGGATTACGGTGATTATAGTAACGCTCGCAGGGGCCAGCACTATGTGAGAGGCCATTACTCTTACAACGATGCAAAAATGCAGGTAAAAGAAACTATCAAAGACATGATGCACGACAGTAATCTGTCTAGTACAGATCAGGCAGCACTAGGCAGAGCATTAGCAGAATTAGACCGATAAGAGAAAGGGGTGCCGCAATGATTAATATGGACGAAATTAATGCCGAAATTGCGGCATTAGAGGCAGGAAAAACAACCTACGCCACTTGCGAACGGCTTTCGATTTTATACAATGTACGCAACAATTTAATGAGCAATCAACAACCGAACCAACTATCTTCCAACACATCATATTACTCTTACAGTTCCGAGCCAGATTCTGAATTTAAAGAAATCGCTCGGAACGCAGACTTCGAGCATTTATTACACGTGCTTGACGAACACATGAAAGCCATCGAAGCAATGTACCCACGTGAATATCGGTCAGTTTTGCGAAAAATAAAAGAGGGCGCTTGAAACGTCCTCTTTCTTCTTGTATAATATAATTACTTCTCCTTTATTTCTATCATATTTTGTTATACGGTAACTGACCTTAACCTGGTGGTTTCGGCTAGTTACTGTATAACAAAAACTAAAAAAATATAATATCCTCCACGTAAGTGTCGGGGGATATTTTTATTTCTTTTACAATGCTTTTCCAAAACACCTGCTTGTCTTGTTCACCTAACTGCATATACATATCTTTCCAACCGTCAGGAAATCTGCTTTGTATTTTTTTCTTAGTTTCTAGTTCTTCCGTTGCGGCGGTCTGGGATAGTTCTTTTAATTCCTTTGATATAGCCTCATATCTTTCGTCATAGTATTCTTCTGTTATCCTACCTTTTTCAAACATTTTATTAATTCTTCCCAACTCGCTGGATAATTTTTTCTTTCTCTTTTCCGCATCGTTTCCGCCTGCCTTCACACGACCTTCTGCCCTTAATACATCTAACTGTATTTTTTCTTCGATGTGATTGAGCATATATGTTTCTAATTTTTTTTCTGATCGCGTGTAGGTCTTGTGCTTTTGTGCGACAGAGTGGGGGCAGTGATATACTTTATACTTTTTTTCTTTTTTGCCTATCGCACACCCGGAAAGCCTGCAACCGCAAAGCGGGCATTTCATCAAGCCGGAGAAAATGTAAATACGCCTCCTGCAATCTGTCCAAGTTTTTTGGCTGGATACTTCGTTGATTTTTTGCGCTTGCTCCTCTGTGATGTACGGCTCACAGTAGTTTTTTACTCCATACATTTCACCGCGATAAGCCGGGCTGGACATAATCTTAACCAACCTTG